TTGCGCAAGTCATTTTGAAAACCGCGTCGGCGTGGTCGCGCATTGCAACCTGCGCTGTGACGCCAATAAATTCAGCAACTTCCTGTGCGGCGCGGGCGGTGATCTGGGCGATGCTCTGGCTGGTCATCTTCGTATCTCCCGTTTGGGCGTCTGCCCGTTTCCATGCAATGACATTAGCTAACCACGTCGGGCATTGCAATAGCTAATTTCGCTTGACCGTGAAAATATATTCGCTAATGTCGGGGCATGGAAAACACACTGGACAGATACCTTCGGGACACGAAAACACCCGCGCTGCACATCGCGCGCGCGGCTGGCGTGTCGGCACCTTACATCTGCGATCTGAGATATGGTCGCCGCAAGCCTAGCCCCGCCGTGGCCGCGCGCATCGAGGACGCTACGGGCGGCGCGGTTCCTGCCAGAGGGTGGAGCGCGTGACCAAGCTGCGCGTCTTGGACCTGTTTAGCGGAATCGGCGGTTTCTCACTCGGCCTTGAACGCACAGGCGGATTTGAAACAGTTGCGTTTTGCGAAATAGAGCCATTCCCGCGCAAGGTGCTGGCGAAACATTGGCCGGAGGTGCCTTGCTATGAAGACGTTACCAAACTCACAGGCGACATTCTTCGACGGGATGGAATTGCCGTTGATGTCATCACAGGCGGCTTCCCATGCCAAGATATTAGCGTTGCAGGAAAGCAGGCAGGAATTAAAGAAGGAACCCGCTCAGGCCTGTGGTCTGAAATCGTCCGACTTATTGGCGAGTTATCACCCCGCTACGTCATCGTGGAGAACGTCGCAAACCTGCTTAGTGGCCCTTCTGATCGGCGAGGGGGATGGTTTGGCAGAATACTCGGAGACTTGGCCGAGTGCGGGTATGATGCGGAGTGGGAAAACATACCGGCGTCAGCCATGGGCGCTCCCCATCGCAGAGAACGCATCTGGCTTGTTGCCTACCCCGCGCAGTTGCAGCGCCATGGCGGCGGAGAACATTGGCAACAGGGTGAACGACAAGTTTCCAAACTTGGAAAGCGTGGTGGCGCGCAGCCTGTGGCCCACGCCAAGCGCATCGGACAACCGCGACAGGGGAAACAGATCCTCGCCAGCTATCGCCAGGCGAATAGCCAAGGGCAAACAGGTAATGCTTTCAATGAGTGTGGACGACAAAAGTGGCTCCCTGAACCCGCCGTGGGTCGAGTGGCTAATGGGGTTCCCGCCCGGGTGGACAGACTTGCAGGATTAGGCAACGCCGTCGTCCCCCAAATCCCCGAACTCATAGGCCGCGCTATACTAGCGGCGGAGGCAACCCGATGACCCTGCACCTCCTCCTCGTCGCCACCCCATCCGGCCCGATCCCGCCGCGTGCGCCTTGGTGCTGGACGCGCTGGGCTTGCGGCACATGGCGGTATGTGTGGCGCGGGTTATGGGCGCGCCAGTCTGACGATCCGCTCGGGCGCGACAATCTCCTCTTGCTCTGCGAATAGCCATGCCTTCGCCGCTGGCCAGCCGTCTCCATCTAGGGCGTGCGGGGCATATTGCGTCACGAATAGATATGCGTCGAGGCGGTCAAGCAGCTTCAATCGGCGCGCGTCGTCCGGGCCAACGTGAAACGCCAGCCCCATATCCCGCAACGCCTGCGCCTCAAGCCGATCCAGCGCGGCCTTTAGCGCTGGGTCTTGCTTCACGGGCCACGGCACATCGCCGGTCGCTATCTCCCCCAGATCATGGCAGGCAATGGCGCGAAACAGTGCCGCCGATGGTTCTGGCCACAACACACACGCCAGCGCAGCCATGCGCCCGCTGTGGGATGCTACTGTGTCGGTTAGGTGGGCCAGTGAGGGGTTGCAATGCCATCGCCTCACAAGGCCCGCGCGGAAGGGTGGGGGGGTCATTCCGCTGCAAACATATCTGCGCCATGATCGGCAGCGTCTTGCAGGTTCAAGTTTGCCTGCGCAGCGTATTCGGCCTTGAGTTCAAATCCGATGTATTTCCGCCTCGCACGCAACGCCTCATAGCCGGTTGAACCGATGCCGTTGAACGGGTCCATAACCACGTCACCAGGGCGCGTGTAAAGCCGCAGGCAACGCTTGATCACGTCAAGTTGCAGCGGGCAGACGTGCTTTTCGTCGTTCGCCCCTTTGGCCTTGCGGAATGTGCGCAGGACGTTGCCTTGCTGAATATTCATCCAGACCGGCGATGCAAGAGCCTGCCATTCGTCGATGGTAAACTCCGCCTCTTTCATCAAATCGGCCAAGACATCATCAGGCGGCGTTCCAGCGCAAAGCCCTTCGCGCGTCAATTCATCCAGCCAATCGCGCGCAATCTTTAGCGGCGTGCCATTTTTCCATCCCCGATCAATCTGGCTGGTATGCTCAACCGGCCTGTCGTTCACGGCATCCTTGCGAAAAAACAGCATGTAATCCGGCATGCCAACGCGGTTCATTGCGCTGTCTTTGCATATCGTCTTGTGCAGCAAGCCCAGCGCCTTTGTGCGCTGCATTTCCACAACCGGATCTTTCCAGATCGTCGCGCGGCCATGATAGATCAGCCCAGCCGCCGTGTGCGCCCGGATGAGGTCGCCTGAGAAGTCTTGAAGACCTATCGCACCATCGCGCCCCTTGCGCATTGGTAGGTCTGTACAATGCACGCAAACGATGCGCCCAGGGCGCATGACGCGGGTTAGCGCCTCAGCGAAAAAGCGATACTGGTTGATGAATTTTTCGCCTGTCCCGGCGTTGCCAAGATCGCGTTCGCTGTCTGAGTATACGAACAAATCCCCAAACGGCGGCGAAAATATCGCGCAGTCAACGCTGCCTTCGGGCATGGCGTGCATACCTTCAATGCAGTCGCTATTGTGCAAAGCCCATCCGATACCGCTATATTCTGGTTGCTTCTTAGTCATGATCAAACTCCCCTGATCCAGTCTGGAAAAGCCAACTCCAATGGCCTTTCGTATTTCACTCGTGTCTGTGTGGCAGATTGCGCGCGCCGCATTGCATCCGACATGCGGCGCTTCATTTCCTCGTGCTTTTCAGCCTTGCCATGAATAGCCGACCATATCGCGCCTTCGGTGTCGCTGATCACGATATCATTGCGCACGCGCTCTGTCTGCCCAAAACGATGCGACCGGCGCACGGCCTGATAATGTTGCTCGTATGAAAAACTGATGGAGGCAAAGACGGCATGGGCGCAGTGCTGCCAGTTGACCCCAAAACCTGCAAGTTTAGGCTTTGTCACCATCGCGCGAAACTCACCATCTACAAACCCTAGCAGGCGGCGTTCCTTTTCATCTGCGGTCATGTCGCCGCGCACTTCCATCGCGCCCGGTATCATTTTTGCCAGCGTGGCGCTTTCCTCGTTCGTCTCGCACCAGACCGTCACCGGCTTATCGTGGGTCGCCAGTTCCGCCGCCAACTCGCACCGCTGCTTTAGTGTCAAACGCTTTTCCGCGTGAAAGCTGGTCGCGCTCAATTCAGGGATGCGGAATAGCAAGCCTTGCGTGTCATGGGTCCGGTCGGCTTCGACTGTGTGAATCGTGCGTAGAACATCAGGCAAAACATACCCTACATCATTGCCGCCAAGATCGCTTGGCAGGGTGGCGCACCGGCTCCAGCTTGCTACCCAAGACCAAAAGGATTCAACCGCGTGGCCTTTCAACCGCCAGTCTTGGCTTGCCGTGCTGGTGTCATTGATAAACCACTTGGAAAGCATTTCCTGCTGGCGCATGACGCCTAGAAACTCGGCATGGTTGCCTAGCTCTGTGTGATCGTTTGGCGATGGGGTCGCGGTCGCTGCCAGTTTGTAAGGCGTGTCTTTGAACGCATCCATCAGCATGTTGCGCGTGCGGCCTGCGAACGATTTCAGGATGCTGCTTTCGTCGAGGATAATTGCGCCGAACGACGCTGGGTCTAGCTTTGGCAACCGCTCGTAATTCGCCACCATAACGCCTGATCCAACTTCGTGTTGTTCCTTAATCTGGCGTGCGTCGATCCCAAACTTTACGCCCTCGCGAATCATCTGCCCGGCAACGGCAAGGGGCGTCAGGATCAAGGATGGCTTGCCGGTTTCATCGGAGCACTGGCGCGCAAACTCCAACTCGATGAATGATTTGCCAAGGCCGGTATCCAAAAACGCAGCGGACTTGCCAGCGTTCAAGGCAAACTCTAGCGCCGTGATCTGATGCGCCTTTGCGGATGGGTTGATCGGCTTAGGGTCAAACCCATAGGTTCGGGCAACCCCGGCGCGCGATGCAATAAACCTGCGATATTCTTCTAAAGACATATGCAACCCTCCACGGTTGAACTCCTGTGTAAGCGCGGGAAGGGGATGGAGTGATCCCGGTTCGCTTGCCAGCTATCCCGCGCCTTCGTATCCTAGGCTGTGGTTTCGGGGTCGTCAACCGAAACCTTGTTGATCGCCAGCGCGTCGGCCAATGGCATCTCATACAGGCTGCGGCACAGGCGTTCGGCATCTGCCAAGCCTATGCGGTGCCGATTGTGACCGCTTGCCGCGTAGCTGTTGCGCGCATCCTTGACGGTAAACGCGACGATCCGTGCATGGCCTAGCTGCGCCACGGTGTCAGGGCTGCGGTCGAGTGCGTAGTAGGTCATGGCGCTGCCCTCTTGATCGCTTCTCGCAACACCGCGCGAAGACCCGCCCGAACGCAACCTATGCGCTCTGCTGCCCATTCCGCGTAGCCTTCGCCCTTTTCATCGTGCGGGCATGGCTCTCCCCTCAGCGCCGCGTCTTCGCTGTCAAATGCCTGCGCAAATATCAGGCACGCTTCATCATCCCATCTGATTTTCATGGCTGCACCTCGGGCATCAG